TTGATTCTAAAGTGTAGCGCATTCCGTAACCAGTATCCTTCAGATTGCACTCTTGTATTAAGTTAGCTGAATACTCGTAACCTAATATGGTAAAGCGTGGTAACGCAGCATACACCAGTATATATATATCACAAGCGTTGACTTGCTTCTTAGTATGTGCAGTTAAATAACCAGGATTATAAGTTGTGGTTTTGACATCGATCTTTTTATCATTAACAGTTAAATCATAACCACTGTAGTGTGGTCCGATACTAAGATCTGGAAAACTATTTAAATATTTACAGACGGCTATTTCACCGCCCATGCCGTTTATGTCAGGATCAAGTTTCCGCGTTCCTCTGGAGATCACTCCATTGGTTTGGTTCTGCATCATTCGTGCTGATCCTGACAGTATCGCCAGATTGCTTTCGATCTGGTTTAATGTTATTGTCATCTGTTTTCTTTTTGGTATGTTCATGCAATGCAGCATAAAGAATCATGTAATTAGCTATGTCCAGGCAACGTGACCTGACCGCTTCATCGCTAAATACCTTGCCGGTTTTTGCTTCATTGCATAGCGCATCAAAGTGTTTACAAACGTAACCCATTAATGCTTGTTGTGGTGTAGTGCCGAGTCTATCGGCAACATGAATAAAATTATATAGTTTGGATGTATTCGAGATAGTATACTCAACAGATTTGTTATCACTCAATTCGCATGCCTGAGTAAGAAAATCATCTCTAAACTTTTTAAATTCTTTATACGTCATGTTTCTTAAACTTTTTTGGATTTTCTATAGTTCTTATAATATCATCGCATACATTTAAAGCAATGTCTACGCGTTGATCTTTATCTGCTATGTGTTGTTCTAAATTTTTTATCACACTATTTGATACAATGTGTACCATTGCACCTTTTACATTACTCTTCTTTTTCATTGGATACGGCATACCTTAAACGGAGTCATGGCTGTTACCACCACGCGTAGGACTGATTGAATTATTAACATTTTTGACTCCGTTTAATATCTTCTGCATTAACGAATTTTTAACGATCCACAGCCAAGGTTTAAAATCTTGCCGTATCATCACTACATCCGCATTTTTAAAACTAAGATAATCCGCAATTTTTTTACGTCTTTTAACTTGTACTAGCAAGGTTAAATCACCTTTAGTGGCTTTGACATCAATATCAGATTTTTCACCTAACGCACGTCCATCTGATCCAAACGCACGACTGGTAGCGAAGCCAAGCTCTTCAAGAATCTTGACCACTTCGACTTCGCCACCATAACCTTTTCGTGATGCTTTACTTGGCATTAGAATGGTAAATCGTCATCCTCATTATCAGAATTCTCGACCTCAAAAACTGCTTCTGGATCGTAATCTTTTTTGAATTCATCATATTCTTTCTTTGCTTCAGCTAAAAGCGATGATTTTGGACATGGTGTCGTTGTATAAGACGTTTCCATACCATCACCAGATCTAGTAACAATCACATCATATGCAGCAAGGTTGCCCCATTCACTGTTACGCTCTAGGTCCACTAATTGCTTTTGTACTGTTTTTTGAGTAATAGAAAGCACTTTAACCATGTTGTCACACCATACTGGCATTTCCCAAAAATGCTGTGGTTTCTCACCAGTTGGTGCTTCATTAGCAGTTCTAATCCGCACGCACACTTTATCATCTTGCCAATACTGATAACCCATTACTGGTTTCCCAAGGAAACGAAATCTATTTTCACCTTTTTGCAACCGCATAAAAGTAGAATCGCCACCGCCAGGTACATCATAGGTTGGTTCTAATAATCCCATTTTGTAATTTCTCCTGTTGTCTCTGTTTAAGACGCTATGTGGTGTAGTGCATCAGAGCGTGAGAGCCGATTCAGTTCGGCTTTCGCGTTTATAATAACTATATCCACGTCTTTTAATCAGTCCTAATACTTGTCCTAATTCTTTTTTATCAACATTAGCTTTAATGCCAATATCAGATTTAAATACTTGTTTATTTGCTTTTGGTATATAAGTTCCACAATTTTTTAAAATTCTTTTTATTTCTACAGCTAGTTCAATTCTTTCTTCTTTATTTGGGATATGAACAGTATAGATCATGGGCGGTATCTAATGGCTATAGTTGTAGTAAGGTATTGGAAGGGCCATGTCAAACAATACCGCCCATGTTTTGCGGAGCATGTTTCTTATCAGTGATAATTTCCAGTGCATCATCAATGCTGGTTTTACTGACTAAAGTTTTACTGCCAAATTTCTTTAATTTTAATTCTTTGTTTGCAATTTTAGATTTACATAAATCAATTGCATTAATTAAGCTACGCTTAGATACACCTAAGTAATCGGCTGCTTGGTCAATATTTAACCACTCTTGTAATGTTGTTATTTGTCTGGCCATACTATATCGTCTGTTGCGCAGAGCAACACTTGAGCAATCCTTATTTTGTGTTCAAATCGGAATTTACGTTTGCCATTAATCATTAACGAAAGCATACTTTTATCGACTGCTATATGACGAGCCAAAGCATTTTGGCTGTATCCTAATTCGGTCATTTTTTCTTTTAGTGTTTGTTGTCTCTGCATTGTTTTTTTGTTGCTTTAGGCTACTTATCTTATAAACTAATGAAACTTTTTAAAAGTGTTTTTTTGCTTTTTTGCAAAATAATGCATAACTTTACATCGTTTTTAGTAGTGAGGTACAAAATGAAAACTGTAAAAAATAAACTTGAAGCAATTAATTATATGGTTGTTAATTCAGGTCAAAACTATAGTGATATAGCGCGTAATGCTAAAATATCACGTCCACAAATTCATCGTTGGATTAATAATGAAGTAGCAGATGTACAATCTGATTCATTGTATGCTATTGCTGATGCTTTAGGCTACACAATAACACACCACAATAACCAAATAGAGATAACAAACCAAAGTGAAGGAAATAAAGAAATGAATATGCTAATCAAATCACAGCAACGCACAATTGAGTTGCAAGAGAAAGAAATTGAAAGATTAGAAGCTCAAGCTGACAATCCTACAGATCCACTCAAAGATATAAAATTAATCGAGTGGGAAAATTTTCAAGCGCACATAGTCACGAAAACTGCAATTCATACTAAGTCTAGTTCTCTACAGGTAGGTCGAAAAATACTATCTTATGATCAATTAGATGATATGGCAAAGATACTTGGATATTCTACATCAGAATTAAAATCGTATTGGGCGATTGGTAAGAAATTCAACACAATGGATGAACATCCCATAAATGAAATTATTACAAAAGAATCTGCTCTGTCCTTAAACAGTTTTGTTGTTCAAATGCGTAGCGCACTGGACTTACTTAAATCATTTATTTTCAGTGTGCCAGTTGTAGTAAATGTTACTTACATAGCAAAAGACAAATCGTATATACTAGGCACTTCAATGTGCAGAATTGATTGGAAAACAAAAATTGTTACAGCAAAAACATTTTTTCACGATAATAAATCATAAGCTAAAACCACCACCACACCACATGAGGAGACAACATCATGGCAAGTATGTATCAAAAACCTAATGGCAAAAAACGCTTTGTAGTATCATTTAGAAATCCATCCAAGAATTGGGCATGGGATAAAGTGACTTTTGCAAAAGAAGAAAAGTCACAGGCAGAACATGCATTGGCACAATTTCAGCATATGGAAAACTGCTTAAAAATTGGGAGCGATGATTGGAAAAAAGTTTTCACTGTTGCCAAGCAAGAAAAAACACTAGAAGAAATAGTAAAAGCATATACTAAGAATTTCCTGGTCAACAAAACAAATCACAGCACGATTAAAAGACGTAACACATGTATTGGTCGCATGTATCAAGTGTTTGATAAAACCACCATTGCAGCCAATGTTCGCCACACAAAAAGAGACGATACATTAGGATGGCAATTGTTCAAGGATCACTATGCTTATTTAAGCAGACACACTGTCAATGGATACTTAACAGAATTACGTCACATGTTTGAGTGGGCCAGAGAGATGGAGATTATTGATTGTACTGTGATAACCAAGCATGATTTCTACACAAAAGATGAATTACCAGATATAAAAAATAAAGTGTGGACTGATGATGAAGTCTACTCATTATTGCATCATCCAAATCTTACTGAATATCAACGTGACTTCATTACTATTTATGTGTTAACTGGTTTACGAGTAGTGGAGTTTTTAGGAAAACAATTTCACTTTGAATATCGTGAGTTTGAATGGAAGCATATTGATTTTGATAATAACACTGTTGCAATCTATGTTAAACGTGGTAAATCTCGCGTATTAAGACGTATTCACCAGGATGTGATAGATGTATTCAAAAAATGGAAATCGCAAGGAT